AGATAATTTATTTATAAAAATAAATGCTAAGACAGTAACAAATAATTTTCTTGTAACAAACATACAACTATGATTACTAAAGTAAATAATACAATTTCGTTTCTGAAAAATTTATGGATAGAAACGTTTTTAAATAAAACAGATAAAGTAACCGATATTACTGATAATTCGGTTTTAAATGCAGCAGCGTTTGGTACGGCTAAAGTAGCTCAAAAGGCTTTGAAAGATGTAGCAATTGTTTCTGCTCAAATTTTTCCAGAAGAAGCTAGCGGAGATTATTTAGATAGGGCTGCTTCTTTATTTGGGGTTACTCCAAGAAAAGGGGCTTTAGGTAGTTCCACTTACATACGAGTATATGGTGATCCTAATACTACTTACACAGCAGGTATTAATACATTTGTAAGTACAAACGGTGTTCGGTTTCAAATTGAAAAAACATTTACCATCGGAGAATCAGGTTATGGATATGTGAAAGTGAGGAGCGAATCAATAGGAGAATTCACAAACGTTGATGCAAATAGTATTGTAACTGTCACTCCTGTACCTCAAGGACATAAAGAATGTACGAATGAATATTATGCTGTAGGGGGTCGTGATGAAGAAGATGATGAAATGTTTCGTAGGCGAATACTGAATCATCAGAATATTTATGCAGAAGGAACTTTGGAAAAACTTACGCAGGTTTTGCAGAATATAGATGATCGTGTTTTAAAAATTATGTTTGTGGGTGTGATGGAAGATTCATTCATACATGTTCAAATTGCTACCCAAAATGGACAGGAATTTACTACACAGGAATTACAAGTTTTATTAAATGGTGCAACTCCATATTTTGGAATAGGTGACATGATTGTGTCAGGAAGGTTGATGGGTATTAAATTTGAAAATGCTTCTTGGTATGAAGTAGGTGGAGAAACTGGAGTTGATTTCAGATGTGAAATAGAACCCGGCTATGATGTGGCTACCGTTCGAAAAAATATTCAGGTAGGTTTGACTAAATATTTAGACTTTAGATTTTGGGAGGCTGGTGCAAATGTTGAGTGGGATAATTTGCTTGATATTGTAAAGCATACTGAAGGTGTGCAGTATGTATCAGATGAAGATTTTTACCCAAAGCATGATGAAGCAGTTCCAGTTTATATGTTGCCCCGAATAAAGAAATTTATTATGCGTGATTTAAACGGATCAGTGTTGTTTGATTTATCAAAGGAATTTTCACCTGTATTTTACCCGGCAAATTAGAATTTAATAACCTAATTTTTTACCGTATATTTACACCATAAAAATTTGTAAATATACGGTTTTATTATGATAATGGAAGTGAGAAATTTTAACTTGCAATGGCTTTCAGGGGTTGGTGCCGCCTTTTGGGGTTCTTTTGCCCCTACACAGGATATGCTGTTGGGGGTTTTTATTTTCATAGGCATTGATTTTATAGTGGGGTGTATCGCTTCCTATAAGAGAGCTAAAAGAAGAAAAACCCGGTGGTTTTTTGAAAGTGCAAAAGCATGGAATACAATTTATAAATTGGCATTTTCTTTAATTGCTGTGTCTTTATCACATTATTTAGATACAAAAATTTTTGATTTTGTAGACTTGAAATTACCTAACATGGTAGCAGGGTTTGTGTGTGGCACAGAATTCTGGTCTTTTTTGGAGAATGCTGGTGATATAAGTGAACACCCGGTTTTTAAAGCTATTCGAAAAATAACAAAACGTAAAATAAATAGAGTGATAGACTGTGAAGAAGGTGAAATTTTAAATGAAAATGATTATGGAAATAAAGGTTATCAGGGATGAATTTTCATTCAGAGCAACATTAGGTAAAATGTTTATTGATGGGATAAAAGTAGCAGATACTTTAGAGGATACTTTGCGTGATTTACCCGTATCGTGTCCCAATACTCCTAAAGGTAAAATGTGTAATTGTCCACAGAAAAAATATGGTGAAACCTGTATACCTGCTGGTAGGTATAAAGTAACATATAGATATTCACCTAAATTTGGTAAGAGTTATCCATCAATAGAAAATGTTCCGCATTTTTTAGGGATATTGATTCATGCAGGTAGTAATGTGGGCCATACTGAGGGTTGTATATTAGTTGGAGAAAGGGTGCCCGGTAAAGAACAACTGAAAAATCAGTTTGCTATTTCTAGCATTGTCACTAATTTGGTTAAAAAGGCTTTCGAATCAGGTGAAGAAATTTGGATAAATATTGAAGAAAAATGAAAGAGTTTATAAAGAAAAACTGGAAAATTATTTTGATTGTATGTTTGGGGTTAGCCTTATATTTTTCAGTTAGTGCTTCGATACAAAATCGAAAAAAGTATTTGAGGGAAAAGAATAATACAGAAGCTCTTTTAACTGATATTGAGCATGAAAGGACACAGCATGGTGAAGATGTTGCTACTATTCATGAATTACAGCTTACTGTGAAAGAGCTTAAGAAATTACGTGAGGAAGATGTGAAAATGATAGAAGAATTGAAAATTCGTCCACCTCAAATAAAAGAAATTGTAAAAACAGTTGTTGAAACTAAGATAGAATACAGGGATACATTGATTCAAACTGCACCCGGTAAATTTGAATGGAAAAAGGCAACACAGTGGTGGATAGTTGATCAAGATATAGATTTTACTGGAAATCCGCCTGTTGTAGACTTTAAAATAAGTGTTCGGGACAGTTTATCACACGTGTTATACAAAGTTCCTAAATTTAAGATTTTGGGCATTAGATTTGGCACAAAGCGTTATGAAATAAAGTGTATTAATCATAACCCGGAATCGAATATTGTGTATAACGAGTGGATAAATGTAAGCCGTAATAAAGCAAAGAGAAATAGGAATTAAAATGGCAAAAATTGAAAGAAAAATATTTCCACAAGTTGGTAACGGCTATAGAATACACACCCAAGTCATACCCCTTGCCGGGTTGATACCTGTGTTAAAAACAGCTCGTGAAGGACGTAAAAGTTTGTATCGTTATTCAGTTGATGGTGGTACAAACTTTACAGACTGGGAGTCTTTGAATTCAGCTGTATCAGAAAATCTTGGAAGATTGACTGATGCGGTTAATTTGGTTTTAGATTATGTAACAGACCCATTTAGAAGTCAAGTCGCTTTTTTTAGAAAATTAAAAGTTGACCCCTATGATGTAGGGTTGAATTCTATGATTTATGATAAGTCAGTTTTTAATACATTTTTTAATAGCGATGACCCACAGGTATTAGATTGGGCTTTAAATGTTTTAGAAAAGCTATTTGAACCCGGTATCGTGCCGTTATATGTTAGCCGAAATAATGAAAATGATTATGGCACTTTCTTTTTTACAATAACTCACTTTTTTGCATTTGTTGTGATTTATGCCCGTCAGTTTAGGGAACTTGAAAATAGTGAGTTATTGATGAAGGAGTTTATTGAAGGGTGGGGTTTAGTGTATGAGAATATCACAACACTTGATCAAAGGAAATATTTGTTTAAAAATTGGTTAGATCAATTTCGTAAACGTGGCACCCCGGCAATAACTGAGACTGGAGGTGTAGTTGATGGGGAATTACGCAGATTGGTCGGGTATACCAAGCCCAATGAATTTATTTTTGGAGTTTTAGCACCTCAAAATGTTGGGTGGTGTATGGGTTGGTCCTCTCCAACATGGTATGGCACAGAAACCGTGAATGCTGTTTCAAAAGGGTATGATTTTGGGCCGGATTATGCTGGTGATAATTATGGTGAAATTATTTCTTTTGGAGAGGATGAATTAAGTTTACCTACTGATGGTGAGGCAACTCCAAATACGATTATAACCAAACATCCGTGGGAGATTTATCTTGAAGGTGATGAAAATTTGCCAACTAATTTGTTGCAGGCCGCAAATATTGGTGTTGGATCTCTATCTGACTACCCTATTTTGGGAGATGTTGAAAGAGTGTATCAGGACGATATTTATGTGTTTAAATTCAGAGGAACTGGCCGGGTAGGTATTTCATCAGAAGCCGATACAACAAAAGTAATGGAGGTATATCGAGGGTTAGATTATGAAATAACTGTTTGGTTAAAGGCTGATCAGGCTGGAGATGTTGGATCAGTACAACCGCCTCAAAATATAGAATTTGGGGTAAATTGTTATGATTCATCAATGAATTTAATAAAGCAGGTTAGGCTTACTGATCTTGAAGTTACAAACAGTTTCTTTTTAGGAGAAAGATACCAAAGCCCCTGTAAGGTTCCAGGAGTGTATTATCAACTTCGTGGAATCATTTACAATGTAGATAAGGACACTGATGAAAACCGTGATTTATATTTGAACTTTGAAAACGGTAGACCTTTGAAATTCTTTTATTCTGATAATGGGGCTTTTGCTTCTTATATGGCTCCATATATTGTACAGAATAGAGATGGCAACGTTGCTGATTTATCAGTGGCAGGTATTGTTTTGAAACCGTTAGATTTACCGTTTAGTCAGGGATATTTAGGGCAAAAGAATGTGATTGCAATGTATGCTCAGATTAGATCAGCCCGAACGAAACAGGATATTGAAGAATTCATTAAGAGATATCTGGTTAGTTATAAAAATATTGTATCATACACGTGGTTGGATTGGGTTACTCGTAAATCTTGGATTTTGACGTTTATTGTGTCTAATGTTGATAATGGTGATAAGGTTGATGGAGCCGCAGTAACTTTGTCTACAGGGGTAACAGCATATACAGATTATAATGGATATGTGCGGTTTGAATTACCATTAGATTCACCGATTAAATGGACGGTATCATACGAAGGTGTTGAAGAATCTGGTTCACTTACAATGGATAAAGATTACACCATTGAAGTTCCTTTGAAATTACCGTTATTTGTAGAAATAGAAATAGTACAGCCAGAATGGGGTGAAGTTAAAATCACTGGCCAACGTTTAGGTGAGGGGTGGGTTCCACGCACAGAAGTAACTTTTACAGCCACTCCTAATGCTGGTTATAATTTTGTAAAATATATAATTGTTACAGATA